AGTTTTTAAATCATTTACCAAAGCAATAATAGCATATTGTTGCGTATCGTCTGTAATTCCTGTTGCACTAATAACGATACAATTTCAAGAAATATTACAGTAGAGTTTGGAGCAACTGGAACAGCCAATCAGATAACTGCTGCTATACCCGCAAAAAGTGGATTAAGTATTTTGGTAACAGGATTAGTCTTAACAGGCACAGGTTCGGTAGCTTCGAATATAACAGCTTTTGCAAGTGTTACAAATGTTATAAGTATTTCGGGTTATATAAATAGATTAACACCATGAGTGTAGCACGTTTTGGATTAAGAACAAGGAGCGGTCAAGTTAGTGGTATAGTTCAAGGAATATCTACAACTGATGCCGATGCTTTGGCTTTTATTAGTGCAACAGGAATTACAGACGATACGCAACAATATGCTATTATTGCTTTGGTAAATGATTTAAAAACTTATGGACTTTGGGCAAAGATGAAAGCAATTTATCCTTTTATTGGTGGCACAGCTTCAACACATAAATTTAACTTAAAAGACCCAAGAGATTTAGACGTAGCATTTAGATTAACATTTAGCGGTGGGTGGACACATTCAAGTACTGGAGCTTTACCAAATGGTACAACAGGCTTTGCGGATACATTTTATAATTTGTCTTTAAATAGCACAACTTCGAATGTTTCGGCGGGTATATATAGTAGAGTAAATTCAATCTTAGCGGGTGCAGATTTTGGTGGAGTTGATGCAGGATTTAATGGTACACAAGTATTTTTAAAAGACCTTTCCTCAACAACTTTATTTTGTGCGAATAACTTTGCCACAAATGGTTCGGGTAATTTTATAGCAGATACAAGAGGTTTATTTGTAATAATAAAAGAAAATATTAACTCACAAAAAATGTTTCGTAATGGCACACAAATAAGACAATCTGCTACAACTGGAAATACTGCTCCAAATGTTAGTGTAGTTTTAGGTGCAAGAAGAAGTAATGTAACGGTAAACAACTATAATTCAAGAGAACATTCTTTTACATATTTCGGAGATACGTTAACAGCTACTGAAATAACAGATTTATATACTGCCGTACAAGCATATCAAACAAGTTTATCCAGACAAGTATAATGAAAGTAGGACTATTAACAATTGAACAAAAAGAAGAAATACAAGGCAAGGAATATGCACCTGATAGTTATTTCAATTCGGTACAAGATGAGGATGATAATTGGATTATTTCAATAGAAGAAATGGAGCAATGCGTAAACGATGAATATATATGGGTAAAAGAATTACCATTGATTGATTACAAACCAAAACAAAGTATAATTAATATAGAGTAAAATGGCAAAGAAAAAAGCAACAACAAAGAATGCGTGTTTATGTAAGGATGGCACGTACAAAAAAGAGTGCTGTACAGATGAAGTAATAGCACAGGGTGTAGGGGCAACCGAAAACCAATCAAATAGCGTTATAACGAAAGTAATTACGCCAAGAACGATAACAGGAGTAAACGGGTAGAATGCAACAAAGTAAATAATTAAAGTTATATAAATATGAATACAAAATTAAACAAGATTTTCAAGTCTTTTGAGGAGGTTAATTTGGAATCACAAGCGGTTGAATTGGGATTAATGGACGATATAAATAAATTAAAATCTACTTTGATAGCTGAATGGAAAAGCCACACAAGTAAAAGAGATTCTTGGGGTGCAAACGCTTCTAAATTATTAGCGGCGGTAGGTGAACAAGAAAGAAGTGGTTTAGCTTTAAAAAAAGAAGTTGATTTGTTCGATAAAAAACTTTTAGATATTTCATCGCAAATTACAAAATTAAGAAATCAAGCGGAGTCACTTGGATTACAATTACCACAAGACGTAAATTTATTAGACGGTGTTTCAATAGATGCGTGGGGAAATAAATTTGTAGATACAAGAGAAGTAGTAGATGAATTTTCTAATAAACTTAAATAAATAAAAATGAAAAATAGCATAATAAACCAAATATGAAAAACGCAAATCAAATATTAAAAACTATCATGACTAAGTTAGGCATGGATATTAAATTAGAGCAAATGATGCTTATGGATGGTGTAACGAAAATTGAAGCAGATGTTTTTGAAGCTGGAGCGGAGGTTTTTATAGTTACAGAAGACGACCAACGTATTCCATTACCAGTAGGTGAGTATGAACTTGAATCGGGAATGATTTTAATTGTAACGCAAGAGGGAATTATTGCTGAAATTAAAGAAGCTGAACAAGAAGAAGAAACAGAAGAGGTAGTTGAAGAAGTTCCAGTTGAGGCGGACCAATCAACAGCAGTTCAACAAGCGCAGCCTAAATCTATTATCGAATCAACTTCAAGAGAATACAAATTTACAATGGAAGAAATGGAAGCTAAGATTTTAGAACTTGAGGCTAAAATAGTAGAACTTACAAAAGTTGAAGAGGTTGAATTGGAAGCTGAGCCAAAACCAATTGTTCACAATCCTGAAAATAAAGAAGAAGAAAATATAATATTATTTGGTAAAAACAAACCGATGACTAAATTGGATAAAATATTTAAAATGTTAAACGAAAATTAAATAAAAAATGGCAGTAATTTCAAACACTTCAAACGATGTATTATATGCGAGAAATTCGCAAAATACAATTACAGCATCAACAACTTTAACAGAAGCAGATGCTGGTAAATCATTCAATATCGCAACTGATGCCTTAGTGGTTACCTTACCTTTAATCGAAGCTGATTCAATCGGTATGGAATTTACTTTTAGAAACACAGGAGCAGATGGAAACAACATTATTACATTAAGTCCAGCAAGTGCGGATGGTATTAATGGAACAATTGCAAACGCTGCTGCTGATTCAGTTGCAAGTGGTGTAGTAAACAAAGACTTAATCAATACAAAAGCAACTGCTAATAACGGTGATTGGGTAAAATTAAGAGCGGTATCAACTACAAAATGGTACATCGAGGGTGGTGTAGGTATTTGGGTTTCTCAAGCATAGTAATTAATAATTAAAAATAAAAAGAAATGGCAACAACAACGTCAATTACAACAACTTTCGCAGGTGTAGATACTAAAAAGTATATCTCTGCGTCTCTTTTGACTTCAAACACAATCGAGAACAACTTAATCACTGTATTACCTAACTTACAAGGTGATAAACAAGTGATGCACAAAATCGCTTTGAACGACATCGTAAAAAATGGAACGTGTGATTTTGATGCAACTTCTACTGTTACAATGACAGAAAGAATCTTAAATACAAAAGAGTTACAAGTTAACTTACAACTTTGTAAAAAAGATTATTATTCAACATGGCAAGCAATGGAAATGGGTGCTTCTGCACATTCAGTATTGCCTAAATCATTTGCAGATTACCTTTTGGGTATTGTTGCTGAGAAAGTAGCTGCTAAAAACGAAACTACTATTTGGGCAGGTAACGATAACAATAACGGTGAGTTTGATGGTTTTGAATTACTTTTATCTTTGGACGCTAACTTACCAAGTGCAAACGAAGTAGCAGGTACAACAGTAAATGCTGGTAACGTTTTAACTGAATTACCTAAAATCGTAGCAGCTATTCCTGATGCAATGTATGGTAACCCAGATTTAAAAATCTATGTTGCACGTAACATCATGAAAGCTTATATTTCTGCTTTGGCTGGATATGGTGCTAACGGATTGGGTGCTAACGGTATGGATTCTAAAGGTTCTATGTGGTATTCTAACGGTCAACTTTCTTTTGATGGTATTCCAGTAGTTATGGCAAGTGGAATGAGTGCAAATAAAGCTATCTGTACAACTTCTGATAACTTGTTTTTTGGAACAAAATTACTTTCTGACTTGAACGAAGTAAAAGTAATTGATATGTCTGAGATTGATGGTTCACAAAATGTAAGAATGGTTATGCGATATGTTGCTGGTGTTCAATATGCAATTGTTGAAGACATCGTAACTTACGGAATTACAAATTCAGCTAACTAATAACTAAATTAATAACTTTAAAGGGTGGTGAAATATACACCGCCCTTTTTTAATACATAAAAATTATGAGCTGTGATTTAGCAAACGGAAGACTTGAGCCATGCAAAGATGTGGTGGGTGGATTAGACGCTGTTTATTTTGTAAATTTTGGAGATTATTCTGGTATTACTTATGATGGCACAAATGCCGATATTATAGACAGTGTTGCTGGAGTAACTAACCTTTACAAATTTGAATTAAAAGGTACTAATTCATTTACACAAGTGGTAAATTCAAGTCGTGAAAATGGAACTACTTTTGTAGAACAAACATTATCAATACAATTAAAAAAACAAGACGCTGGAACGCATAAAAACGTAAAATTGTTAGCGTATGGAAGACCGCATATTGTTGTTAGAAACAGAAACAATCAATTCTTTTTTGCAGGTTTAACATATGGT